TTACTTCTAACTTTGATATTTGGCTATACTCTATTTGTGATTTAACTATAAAATTACTTTCAAGTTTATCGTAGTAATCAAATCTTGACTGCTTATAGATAGGGTACATTTTGTTTGCGTGTATTGCCGTTGCGTGGTCAAATGATTTACCTTTTGATTTTATAAAGTCTGATATACTTACCCACCTCATATCAAGTTTATTTCTTAATATATGACAAAGTAAAGCCCTATGCTCAACGTATTCAGTTTGTCTTGTTTGTTTATATATATCTATACCAGTTAATGTAATAAGTAATTCACTTACTTGTTCTGGTGTTTCTAATATTGTTGGTATTGTGTTGTAATTCATTTGCTTTGTAGTTTTTGGATGTATAATGCTGCATCCATTAGTTCTTCTTTTAAGTGTTGCAAAAAATCATCGTGTTTATTGTCTTGTAGTGTTGTTTTGTATTTGTCTATTCCCACACAACTTCTTATGTCAAACTCTCTTTTTAAATCTTCTACTATTTTATCTCTCATTGTGTTCTTAATTTTAAAAGGTGGTAGCACTCAACAAATTTTTGTCTTGCTTTACCTTTGTATTCTTGTTTAAATAATTCATATAGCTTTCTTGTGTATTGGTATTTTGTTGTGCAGTCTTTAAAATGTTTTTCTGCAAACTTCTTACCCTTACCTTTAAAGTAGTTTACATTGTCTGCCGTATCACCCTCAATCATTTGTGAGTAAAAGTTAAACATTGCTTCTTCTTCTGTTATGTCTAAAACAACCTGGTGCTTGTAGTGATAGTTGTACATTAAGCAAGGGAATTGTTTATAGTCTTTATCAATTGATACTATCATTACCTCATCTCTGCCTATATCATCGCTTATTTGCTTCCAGTACCTTGCAACCATATCATCTGTTTCTACACCGTAACCCCAAATGCTATCATATTGTTCTTTTACAAATTGGTGCATTTCATTTAATAAAGGTGGCAGTTCTTGTTTCTTTCTGTTGGCTTTGTACTTTGGTGTGATTAGTTTTCTAAAGTTACCCTTTGAACCACTAAAACATAATACTTTATCAATGGTGTATTTATCTTCTAAGTCATTTACAATCTTCATATACTGCTGGTCAAACTTATTTCTTGCATCAGCTATATCTGTGTAGTACTTTTCATCATCTGGTGTTTCTCTTTTACGATAGCAACTTGCAAAAATTAAACTATCTGCATCTACTAATAAAATCATAATGCTTGTTTAATCATTTTAAGGTGCATTTCTTGCATCTTCTTTTGTTCTTTAGTTACCATACTAATTATGCTTGGTAAATCTCTAAAAAGCTGGTCTACTTCCATTACAAGTGTTTTGTTATCATCGTAACCAATATACAACTCACCATCTAAACAATGCAATGTATCTGTTTCACCTACATAAGTATGTAATTGTGCATCTTGTAATTGTGCTTTTAATATTTCAACTTGTGCCTCTAATTTTTCTATTCTGTTATCTTGTCCCATTTGTCTATTGTTATGTTTAGTTTTAAATAATTCTTTTTACCTGGTTTTACTTGGTAGTTAATATGCACATCTGTTATCTCACTATCTTGTTGTATGTGGTATTCTATTTGTTTTCTTAACTTTTCCCAAGCTGCTTTGTTTACTTCCATTAATCGTTATTATAGTGTTTTAAGTATGGTTGTTCTTTATGGTTGCATTTCTTAACCCAGCTTTTATCTAAAAACTTTATATACCTAAATTGCCGTAACTCATAATGATTAACCCTATCTTTATTTTTCGGGTCATTCAAAAGTCTATAACCTCTTTTACCCGCTTTTTCGCTTGTTTTAATAGAGTTGTGAAATGTTTCACCATCAAGTTCCCAAAAACTACTTGTATGCTCACCATAATATCTAAAACTACAAGCTTGATAAACAATACCTAAACCACCACATCTTTCATCCGCAAATGATTGTATCCATTTTATAGTTTTTAATTTACCTTTTATGTATTTGATACTATAAGAAATAGCCATACTTTCACTATTTCGTTTTGCTTTGTCATCTAACCACATACGGTTAAGTTCTAAATATTGGTTCATTTCTGTTCCCTTTACAACACTATCACAACTTGCTGGGTTCATTGCGTAACCGTATTGCAAAACACCAAGAAACTGATTTTTTATGTAAACTCCTAAATTTACATAAGTTCCATTATAAGTTTTACCACTATAATGATTTTTTATTATTGTTTCTTTTGCCAAATCTTTGTCAATTTCTTTAACATAAAATTCATCAGTACCATACCCTATAATATCTTTGTGCCCAAACATAGGTATCTGGGCACTATAAATATATCCTTTCATTATACTAATTCTTTTACATATGTTGAAAAGGTTTGCTCAACCGCATCTTTAGTAAATGAACAACTTTGTGTTGAATTAAAATGGTATGTTGTAAAGTCAATTAACATATCTAATATTTCTTTATTAGTCTTTTCTAAAATGTTATTTGATTTTATTTTACTCATAACTGGTATTATGCTACCTCCATTTAATTTCATTGATTTACCATTTTTTTCTAAATGCTTTATTAGTTTTCCATTCTTTAAATAGTTTTCTCCCAAATACTCAACCAAGTTTAAAATTCTATCAAATTCTTTTGTTAAAGTAGCGGAACCATTTTTTATGTTCTTTGCTTCACCTAAAAATATTTTTATTAAAGCTGGTATTGTAAATAGTCTACTATGCACATCACTTGCCTCTTTTAAATTTTTTGGGCTTTGTAAAACATCCCTTAAAAACTTTTTATATACTTTGTGGTTTGAACCAGCATAACTAACTACATAGTCGATTTGCTTTAATACCTTACCCCTTGTGTTAAATGATATAAAAGACTTTCTTGCATCTTCTTGGTCTTTTACATAAATCTCTTTAACACTTATTTTTTTAAGGTTTAGAACATCTAACATTGCAGATTTTAAATGTGCCCCATCGGTTAATATTTTAGTGCCATCTTTTGTAACACTTATTAATACATCACGCATTTGACCTTGTGTTGAAACCGCTTCTGCTAAATCTTTAACATTGTTTTCATTTCTCCACCTTTGCCAAGATGGTATAATTACATTGTTAAAATCTTTTTTTGTGTAAACTTTGTTTTTAATAGTTTTCATTTTATTCTGTTTTAAAATTAATAATAACCAAATGTAATATTAATTTATATTATAAACAAAACATTTAACAACTAAAATTAAGAAAGATTAATATTTATTCTTACTGCTTGGTTTTCTTTCAGCAAGTAAACATCTTTTAAAAGTCTTTTCTTTGTCCACATTGTAGTATCTGGGCAATACTTTTTTACTGGCTTTGGCATCTCTAAATTATCTAACCAATACATAAAATTTCCTTTAGGGTCATTTACAAAAAATAACCTAACAACACCATCAAGTGCCATTAAGCTATCGTACTTTTCTTTTTCAAGCATTTTATCTTCATAGTACTTGTTTCTAAATTTCATCTCTATAACGCAATCAACACCTTTTGGTGTTTTACCCTTTGCATCATACCTAGAATAACCATCGCCACAATGTTCTAACTCCCACCCATCAAGGTTAAGAAGAAACACTACTGCCTTTTCCCACTCATTAATTTTTTTAATTCCCATTGTTCCAAATTATGTTAAGCTGCTTTATCCACAACTTTATTTTCTTTGGATTGCAAGTGCAAGGTTTATGGTATTTATGATTGTAGTACTTTGCGTGTAACTGGCATATTAGTTCAAACTCATTAGGTTGTAAAGTGTTCTTTGGTTCTGACCTAAAGTCACTCCAGCTTTCAAAATCTTCTTTAGTAAATTTTACCATCTATCAATTTTTATTTCATTTAACTTTTTTCTTCTGTTGTTACAATCACATTTAGTACCTCTTATTTTGTGGTATTTATCTACCAGGTATTTAATACCAGTATACTTTGTAATGTAATAAATAATGTTTCCTATTTTCATAATTCTAATTTTTTAATATTCCATTTTTCTTTAAATCCTTTTAGACAATCAATTAGGTTTATCTCTTGCTTTGCTGGTTTCCATTTTCTGTTTAAGTAAATACTTGATACATTACATTTATCTAAAGGTATATCTTTATCATCATTTTTAAAATCGTGTGTTACATAGAAAACTACACATTTATTTGTGTGCCAAGAATTAGCTATTCTCTCTAAAACTAATTTTTGACCAGTTGGTATTATATTACCTTTTCTTTTTACCTCCATTAATATTAAAACCTCATTATCAAATTCTAATACTACATCAATATCTGTTGGGTGTATTTTACCACTTTGTACACCAGTAAAATCTATTGTTTGTCTTACTTGTTTACTGTTTCTAATTAAGC